CGTCCAGGGGGAAGCTATTTTGCGGTCGGTGTCGGTGGCGGGCTTACAGGAAATCCCATGGACCTTGGAATAATAGACGACCCTTTCAAGGACCTTCAGGAAGCCATGTCAAAAACCATTCGAGAAAATGTATGGGGATGGTATGGAAGCGTTTTCAGAACCCGAATGGCAGAGGACGCGGGGCTTATACTTATAATGACTCGATGGAATGTTGACGACATAGTGGGAAGGATAGAAAACCTGATGAAAGACGACCCGACATCGGATCGCTGGAAGATAATAAACCTGCCTGCAATAGCACTTGAAGACGACCCGCTTGGAAGAACGCCAGGAGAAGCCCTATGGCCCGAGAACAAATCAATCGATTTTCTAATCAGCCAGAGAAGCGAAATAGGCTCAAAGATGTTCGAATCCCTATATCAAGGCAACCCGACAATAGCAACAGGCGAAGTAATAAAGCGCGAATGGTGGAACTACTACAATGAATTCCCGAACTTCGAACAAATAATACAATCATGGGACTGCGCGTTCAAGAAAGGCTCAGAAAACGACTACTCGGTATGCACTACATGGGGATTGACAAGGAATTCGGCCTATCTCATAGACACATGGCGGGACAAGGTTACATTTCCTGAGTTAACCAGGGTTTTCCTAAACTTGTATAACAAATACCTTCCAAGGGTAGTTTTGGTCGAGGACAAAGCAAGCGGCCAAAGCCTGATTCAGGAAATAGAGGCAAAGACAAGAATACCGTTAGTTAAGATAATTCCCGAAACCGACAAATTAAGCAGGGTAAACTCAATAACTCCGATGATAGAAGCTGGAAAGGTACTAATTCCAAACTACGCGCCATGGCTGCATGACTTTATAGAGGAATGCTGCGAGTTCCCGAACTCGACCCATGACGACCAAGTTGACACCATGAGCCAATTTCTCAACTACATAAGGCCCATTCAACCAAGAGGCGAGGAAATAATAGTCTACGACTCAATAAGCGAACTAAGCGTAGACCTAGACCTATGAGGAAATGAAAATGATATACAACAACACATATTACGACAGGGAGTCAAACACGATAGGAATAGAATTCCTTGACGACACGATAAACTCGATTGTAACGATAGAAATCCCTTTTGACATGATGTACCAGATAAAGCGGGATTTCGAGATAATGCACAAGTACCACTCAAGGGAATACAAAACATGAAGATGGACTTTGAATGGCATGTTTATGAAATACTGTGCGAATCAAGTCATTTGATCTACTCGGAAACGACGCTCCCTTTTGAAGACATCATAAACGCATTCGACCTAAGGCCGTTTCAGGGAGACTCAAATTTACTTAGATACGACCTTGTTTTCAACATGAATGACATTTAAATAGAAACATTTATATATATCTAATCCCATTTATATTCAAAAGAAGAAAAGAAGTGATAAAGATAAACAAGCTAATAATAAAGCTTCTGAACGACATAGCCGGATTCAACAAATCATCCGGCATGAAAAGAAGATTTTACACATATAAGTTCAAGTTTCATTTTTATTTATTCAAGAGAAAACTGAAAAAAGAGGAAAAAAGATGGATTTCATAGCAGAAAAGATACTGTTTCTTCTGATGGTATTCAAGACGATCCTTGCACTCATAGCCTGATTGTACAATCCACCCATGGGGCATATTGTACTTCAAGACAAATTTGTCAATCTACCAAACAGAAAGATTTATATATCATTAAATTGAATTATATTTTATGGATGACGAACCAATGTTTTTATATGTCTATGGTGATGGAAAAAGATATGCCGTATGCATGGCTAAAAATAAACTTAGAGCAATAAATCTAATATCAAACGATTTAAACATTGATGTTTCAAAACAAATATCTAAGAATAACAATTATATGTGTGGGATTTTGTTTCCAAACACGGAATGTCCAGAACACATATTAACATCAGGATCGCACAAAAACAAAATAAATTTAGGAAAGTTAAAAAGAAAACTAAGATATAAATTATATTATTTTTGGAATCACACAATTTTGTTATTAATCATAAAAATATTTAGATTTAATCCACAGTTCGAGGATTTTGGATAAATTTATTAAAAAAGGTTTAACTAAAAGTAAAGCTTTACCGAAAGGTTTAAATACTATGAGCGCATAAAGTTTTACAGATGGGTAAATCTTTTGATGAAACTCTAGCTGAAGCCACGACGGACGTTGAAAAAATATTGTCCCTCGAAGACGAAGGCTGGACCAAGCTGGGCTATGACGAATCCGGGAACGTCAATGAACAGACACGAATAAACAACGTAAAGCTGGCCAGGAGATATAATAATTTCGACCCCCTGGCAAGACAAGCTATCAGGATATGGACAAACTATTCTTTTGGAACAGGAATATCCTTCAAGGCGGAATCAGATTCAGACCAAAAGATTTTAGAAGACTTTTGGAACGAGATAAAAAACCAAGTTGTTACAAACACCCAGGGCCAGCATAGATCAAGCAACAAGCTTTTGACGGACGGGGAGATATTCTTTGTCATATTCAAAGGAAAACCCCCGGTTGTAAGAACGATAGACACCCTTGAGATAACAGAGATCCTTACAGACCCGGACGACATGGAAACGCCGCTTCTCTATAAAAGGGAATACACCACGCCTCAGAACGAATACAAGACCGAATATTATCCAGATTACACAAACACCACAAGACAGGACGCATTGGACCAGAACGGAACGGTGCAAGAGGCAACAACCGAGGCGGTTGTTTTCCATCTGAAGTTCAACACCATCTCACAGCGGGGAAACAGCCTTTTGAATCCTGTTCTCGACTGGCTCCGGGAATACAGAAGGTTCCTTGCATCCAGGGTTGCGGTCGTCCTTGCATTGGCAAGATTCGCATGGAAGATAAAAGTCCAAGGCGGTTCAACCGCGATAAGCGCATCAAAGGCAAACCTGAACGACACGCTCCCGCAGGCCGGAAGCACAAGGATAGAAAATCTTGGAAGCGAACTCACACCCATCAAGACTGACACCGGCGCATCCAACGCATACCAGGATGCAAGAATGATAAAGCTTCAGATATTCTCCGGAGTAGGAATACCGGAACAATACTTTGCAGACGTATCGACCGGAAACCTGGCAACGGCAAAGACCGTAGAACTTCCGCTTATAAAGCAATTCCAGACCTATCAGCAACTTTGGGTTGGCTTTTACGACACGTTGTTCAAGATAGTTTTAGACGACTTTGACGCAAACATAGACATCGACTTCCCGCCGATAAGCCCGCAGGATGCCAAAGAAGTGGTCGAGGCAGTGAACAAGCTTGTGCAAACGTTCCCGAGCTTTGAGAGTTCAGAGGACGTAAAACAACTTGCCCTGAACGCAATCGGAATAAACAACGTATCGGACGTTTTGGACCAACTGTCGAAACAGGCGGAAGAAACGGGAAACACAGAGGAATCCGAATCCCTAAGAATATTGGCGAACGAGATAACAAAGCTCAATTCGAGGCTTGTAAAATGACACGGGCATGTCCAAACTGCAAAGGAACCGGAAGAATAGAACTCGAACACGGACTTATAAACGTGATCTGCAAGGTCTGTTGTGGAAAAGGAACGGTAAATGCAAAGACCAAGAAAGCTCCTGATGGAAACAAGACAGATAATACTCGACAAGACACCGGGTAGTCCTGAATCCACAAAAAACACAAAACGGATTGAAAACATGACATCCGAACTGGCAAAGTATTTTGACCGCCTTAATGATACATTTCCTTATGACGAGATGCCCCAGAAAAAGGAAGGCATGAATGACTCCGACATAACGGACGACATAATGAACCTTCTTATACCTGCGCTGGTAACCCTCCAGCCCATGCTCAACAACATAATACAGACAAATGCCTACAGAAGCTACATAGATACGTCAAGGGACTTTATAAAAACATTCAACACAGGGAAATCGCTCCCGATAGAGAACGCCATAGAATACGCGTCCAATCGAAGCGCGCAGATGATAAAGAACATCGACGAAACCACAAGAAAGAGAATCCAGGAGCTTGTAAAACAAAACCTCAAACAGAACAAATCCATAGACGACCTTGCAAAGGCAATCCAATCAGAATTCAACGAAATGAGCAGATCAAGGGCATACAAGATAGCCAGGACAGAGACCGCAGACGCTCTTGGCGACGCATCAATGAGACAGGCAAAAGACGAGAACCTTGAGGAAAAGACAATAATACTTGGCTCAAACCCATGTGTCATATGCCTTGACAACGAAGCCGAGGGGTGGATGGACATAAACGACGGTTATAGTTCCGGGGACGATAGAGCACCTTTCCATCCAAACTGCGTATGCACTAACATATACAGGAGAAAGCCGATATAATGCCATATACCATAAACGACTACCCTGCGCAGATAAGCCCGCTTCCAAAACACGCGAAAGAGATATGGATAAGCGCATTCAATTCCGCGCATGAAAGGGCGGATGAAGAAAGCTCATTTAAAATAGCATGGGGCGCGGTAAAGAAGGTTTACAGGCAGGTAAAAGGCAAATGGGTCGTAAAAGAATCAATATACATAAACGAACTCCAAAATAGATCTTATGAACTTATCCAAGAGGCGAACGAATCGCTGTTAAATGAGGATTATGATAGCATGAACGAACATTATGAAAATTTATCCGAAGCAAATATGGCAAAGACCGAAGACGGGGTTAAGTATCCATCTGCTGCTTTCGCATACGTCCCAGAACCTGAAAAGCCTTCAACTTGGAAGCTAAGGCTTTGGGAGGATCTAAATAAAAAGGTTACCCGCGCACAGCTTGGCAGGGCGAGCGCGGCACTAAGTCCCGGCGGGTTCAGGGGAAACAGGGTCCAGATACCATCCGAAGACCTGCCGGCCGTCAAGCGAAGGATACGAAGCGAATACTCAAAACTAAATGTCAATCCAGACGACATGCCAAGATGGGTGAAAGAGTCCACAGAGCGCGATTATATCTCGGAATCATGCGAGATAATGATAGACGAGGCAAACGTATCAAAGCTTTCAGAAGGCATAGTTCCGGTTAGGTTCCTTGTGCCGGGGTTCAATAGCTCAAAATCAAGATATTACACAGACAACTCAATTCGCGATGCCGCAAAGGTGTTTGAGAACGCCAAGATGTACGCCGACCACCCGACAAAATCGGAACTAAAGGAAAAACCCGAACGTTCTATCAGAGACTGGGTGGCAACACTTAAAAACACGCGGGTATCGGAGAAAGGAAATGCGATAGGCGAGGCCCACATCCACGCGGGATGGCTCAAGGAAATGGTCTCGAACCTATATGAACAAGGAAACATAAACCAGCTCGCAACAAGCATATTCGGCATAGGACGAACCACAAAAGGAACCATAGAAGGGATCGCCACAAACATAGTGGAAGGAATAATAAAGGGAAAATCGGTCGATTTCGTGACGGAACCTGGCGCTGGTGGAAGGGCCGGACTCATGGAATCGGCAAATGACGTTGATATAATAAGCTATTCCGACCTGAAAGAGCAAAGGCCGGACCTACTTAAATTGATGGAAAACGAAATACTCAAAACAAGACATGGGGGAAAATCCATGGAAGACCTAGAGGAACAGATAAAAAATCTGACAGAATCACTCGAAAAGATAAAAAACGAAAACACAGACCTCAAGGCACAGATAGCCGAATCCGAGAATCAGGCAAAAATAGCCGAAGTGAAGGCGGAAATCAACAAGCTTATCACAGAGAGCGAATTGCCCGATGTTTCAAAGAACAGGCTTGAAAAGCTGTGGGAGGGAAAGGAGTCCTCGGAAGGGCTTACGGAAATGATACAGGAGGAAAAATCCTATATCGAATCACTTAACATAGTAGAATCAAAACCTGCGAAAGTTGAAAACCTCGGAAAGACGGCAAAGCCAAAGGTAAATTTAGTCGAATCATTCAAGGCAATGGGGCTGTCCGACGAGGAAGCGAAACTTGCCGCAGGGGAATAAGGAGGAAAAATTATGTGTGGAACATATCCAGACGCAGACGAGCTGGCGGCCGGAACGGAAGTGTCCAGCACTTACGAAGGCCGCCACATCACAGTCCTCGAATCTGAAATAACCCACCCGACACACGCAGACGGTTTTGTTGACAAGGGCGACCCGGTTCTTGTGGGCGACGATGTGGTCGGTGTGGCATTCGCTTCCGCATCTGCCGCAACTGACCTGATTGCCATAGACACGGAAGGCATCTGGGTTCAGGATGTAAATGCGGCTGACGACGGGGGAAACGTAGCTGTGGCGGCCGGAGACGAGCTTTTCATAAACACGACAACCTGCGCAATAAGCAAGATCACAGACGCAAACACCCAAAGACATTTCGGTTGGGCGTTGGGCGCAGTAGATTCAGGAAACACAGACACCATAGCGGTTAAGGTTCATGCAGACCCTACGGAAACATGGCTCATAGACGTACAAAAACTATACTTCGGAGACTCGAAAGACGTATCCATGGCATGGGATTCTGACTCGCTCAACATACTGCCAGCGACAGACGACACTGGAACAATCGAGATAGGAAACGGAACTTTATCAATAGATGTCCAGATATTCGGTTCGGCGGCAGCAAACTACATTCTTTGGGACAACAGCGCAAACCAGCTAAGCATAGTGAACACAGTGCTTGGAAACAACGCGCGAGCAGTTAGGATGCTTGCAACGGCCGCAACCCCGGCAATGGACGACGGCTATGGCGCATTCGAAAAACAGCTTGACGTAACGGGCCTTGCCACGGGGCATGTGTCTGCAGAGTCAACTTGGGTGAACTTCGGGGATGATGCAACAATACCAAGTTACACGTTCTGTCATAACGACGGTATGTATGACGGCGGGGCGACGCTTACAAACGCCTATATCTCTTGGGCGAAGTACCAATGCCTATTATCTACAAATCCGGCATGGTGTTCGATTTGGGAGCTTAACTTCTCAGGCGCTAACTCCGAGATTGACGCGATATTCAATGTGAACGACGCAACGCTTGCGCTTGGCTACCGGGAAGGAACGCCAACAAAGGCAGCAGTCGGGAGCATTCCGTTCTTCTCTACCGCAGGCGCAGGCATACGCTATATCTATCTGTATGACGAGGCGGATGCCGATTAAGGTGACATGACATGAAATTAACTAACGGCGAAATCTACAAGGCCAAGGAACCGCTTGGAAAACTGCTTGACAAAACGCTGCCTGTAAAGACAAGCTACAACATAGCAAGGCTTGCAAACAAGATAGGCACACAATACAACATACTTGAACAAGTAAGACTTGGACTTTTCAAAAAGTATGGAAAAAGCGACCCAAAAAACCCGATGTCAATGTCGATAGATCCGGCTTCCGAGGAATATGTCAAGTTCATCGACGAAATGGGCGAGCTTATGGGCCAGGAGATAGAATTGGTCTTCGACGTTATCGAGCTTCCGCAGACCTTGGAAATAGAGCCGATGACCCTGATGCTTCTTGAGAAGTTCATCAAGGTCGGTTAATTCAACGGAGATGTAAAAAATGGAACTTATGAACTTAGTGGAAGACTGGAAGGGTTACAAAGCGCTCTCGGAATCGGAAAGGCCTGAAAACTACGAGCAACAGCTGAAAGAGACAATCGACCTGATTTCAAATGCGCGCAACCTTCCGGCTCACAGGCACGAATACGAACTTAGGGAAGCCCTGACAACCTCAGACTTTCCATATTTGTTCGGGGACGTGCTTGACAGGCAGGTAATGGCCCGTTACAAGACGACCCCTCAAACATGGAAAAAGATCGCAAAGGTAACAACGAGAAGGGACTTCAGGACAAACTACACGTTCAGGATGACTGGTGGAGACACCTATCTTGACGAAGTGCCTGAAAAAGGCGAGTATCTTGCTTCTGACAGGGGCGAGACAAAGTACGAAATCACAGTGAAAAAGTACGGACGACAGTTCGACATATCCTGGGAGTCCATAATCAACGACGACCTCAACGCGCTTGGGGACACGGCGGCAAGATTCTCGGACGCGGCATCAAGGACCGAGCAAAGACTTATGACAAACCTTTTCGCAGGGGATGTAGGAACCCACACGGCGGATGCAAACCTGTACGAAGTAGGCGTGAACGCCGACGCAAACGACCTGACAATCGGAAACCTGGAGACCGCCATAGAGAACATGGCAGACATAACTGACGGAGACAGCCCGATAATGAACAGGCCAAAGTATCTTGTAGTGCCCCCGGCACTTGAAATGACCGCAAGGCAGATACTGACAAGCTCTACAAAGATGTGGCTTGCAGACTCGGACGATGTAACGCCACCTGCAGCATATCCGATGAACAACGTTCTGAAGGGCTACGGCCTGGAGCTTGTTGTAGATCCTTGGTTGCCGCTACTCGACGCCACATCGGACGACGAAGGCTGGTATCTGTTCGCGGATCCCGCAATGTGCCCGGCACTTGAAGGAGCATATCTCAAAGGCCATGAAAGACCGGAAATCTGCATGAAGAACTCTGACAAGATGACGGTGGGCGGAAGCGTTATGAGTCCGTTCTCTGGAGACTTCGCAACCGACAACATCATGTACCGTGTAAGGCATTGTTTCGGAGCAGGAACGCTTGACTGGAGAGGAACCTACATGGGTGGTTACCAGGGTTAAACCTGGTGCTTTCCTTTTTAAAGGAGGCCTGTAAATATGGGACATCCACTTACATGGAGGATTGGGAGCTACACGAACACGGCGGTAACGGTAGGAAACACAACAACGGCCATACTCGCGGCAGAGCCTAGCAGAATGCATGTGGTCATAGTCAACGACTCAGATGAAGCGGTGTACCTTGCTTTCGGAGCGGATGCGGTGCTCAACTCAGGTGTTCGTCTAAACGCCTCCGGCGGGAGTTATGAAATGAATCCTGACAACCTGTATGCCGGCGCCATAAACGGAATCTGCACAAGCGGTCAGAAAGTGGTTACAGTGGTTGAGGGTATAAAGTAAATCTCATAACTGATGATTAAATGACATTCACTTACGACGTTACGGATTACATCGGCCAGATACGGTTGATAATAAACGACACGACAGAAGCCACAGCGCACTTTTCAGACGAGGAGATAGGCGCGTTTTACACGCTTGCAGGAAGTTCTGTAAATCTTGCGGCTGCCAGGGCGCTTGAATCATGGGCGGCAAGCCTGAAGATTTACAGAACTTCCT